TGTAGTTAATAATGAGTTAGGTACAAAATACTTTGAAGTTAAGACAGACACACAAGCCAAAGATACAGGTAATGTAGCCTTAGAGATACAGGTAGTAGATAATGATGGCTTTAAATCCATTGGGTGTGCTATGAAAACATTCCCTGACTTTCTCTTCTACTGGATATATGGAACACCTGAAATCCTTTACTGGCAACCAAAGCGACTTAATCCCTGGATTGTAGACTGGATAGCTGATGGACATAAGATTGTTAAAACAGAAAATAAAAATTTTTTTTCACGCTCTTTGTTAGTTCCTATTCAAGAGCTAAAAGCTACGGGTGATGTAAAAAATATAAAGGTAAGTCAGGAACTTATTGATGAGGTCCTTTATTCTTAACGTTACCCCAACGGTCTGTACGTACTATAGGTTTTAAAGAATTATCTGATATGCACGGAAGACCATCATTATGATGTTTGTATTGTTCGTTACATACTAAACACCTTTGATGTCTGTTGTATGTACTGTCTACTTGTGCCATTAGGTAATCTAATCGTATAGCGATTTCTCTACCTTTTTTGTTGATATCGTTGTCTGTTATCTTATCCATGGGTAAACTATAATATCATAATGATTAAAACTTGCAAGGTTTGTAATAAACCTTTAACCTTTATTAGAAGGTGGAAGTATTGCAAAAATCTTGCATGCATAAAATATAACGTTAAATTGAGGAGATATGATGCGGAACGGCATGAAGAAAAAATCAAAGTCCAAGAAGAAGAATAAACGCAAATCTAAAAGAATCTACTAATATAGTTTTATGACTATAAACGACCAAGAACAACTTTCTAGTAATTTACCTAAAGCATATCAACTTGCTCCTAAAGGTAATCAGAAATGTAGCAACTGTAGTTTTTATGAGAATACAGGTAATTGCTCATTATGGGATGCTATTGTACAACCGTTTGCTTGGTGTAAGAAATGGAAAGGTGTTGCTAATGCCACCTAAGAAAAAACCACAAAGGAAACCTATTAATGCAAAAACTAAAGCCACACTCCAAAAAAAGGCAGCTAATTCAAAATACACCTATGGACAACTTGCCTCCGTATATCGAAGAGGACAAGGAGCATATTTATCATCAGGTAGTAAGTCAGCTTCCATGGCTGCTTGGGCTATGGGGAGAGTTAATTCTTTTATTAGGGGTGGTCATTCTCAAGATAATGACTTAAAGAAGAAAGGCGGTAAAAAACGTGCCTCCAAAAAAAAGAAGTAAACGTAAGGTTAAATATGAAAAAGGTGTACCTGCTAAGTATCTTAAGAATAAAAAGAATTCTAAGTCTTCTGTTGCACGGGAGATTAAAAGTACATCTGCCGCTTATAAAGCAGGAAAGTATATTAATTTGAAAAAAGTACAAAAATCAAGGGCTGTTAGGAAAAAGAAATAATGGCTATAAATTATAGAGGAGAAAAGTTTTCAGGTTATAACAAACCTAAACGTACACCTGGACATAAAACTAAATCACATGCTGTACTTGCTAAAGAAGGCAGTAAAGTTAAATTAATTCGTTTTGGACAAAAAGGTGTTCAGGGTGCAGGTAAAAATCCTACATCTGCTAAACAGAAAGCTAGACGTAAATCTTTTAAAGCACGTCATGCTAAAAATATTAAAAAGGGTAAAATGTCTGCAGCTTATTGGGCTGATAAAGTAAAATGGTAAATGTAGTATGTGCTGTACCTGAGTGTAGTAATTTACTTCCTAAAGGACAGAGAAAATTTTGTTCTGATAAATGTAGACAGTTAGTAGATAAAAGAAAATGGCGAGCTAAACAAAATGGTGAAGTTTATATTCTTGAAGAAAAGAAAACTAATCTTAAAGCTAAAGAGCCTAAGAAAAAAACTACAGCTAAAGATGGACGGGTTTCTGCTAGACGTGGTGATGTATACGAAAAGTTTGTTAGAGATGGATTGGTCCAAGAAGTCCTTCAAGATGATATATCAAGAGATGATGCAGCTAAAATACTTAAAGTATCTAAAGCACAGATATCAAGATTTCTTGCAGCATATCAAGAAGATTTAGAATCAGAAAAAGCACAAGCTGATTGGGATGTACCTGAACAAGCTATTGAAGCATTAGATTCATTTGTAGAATTTAGAAATAGATATTTTTTAACAGAGAAGGGTATTCCATTTGAAACTGCACCATTTCATATGGAGTGGATTAATTCACTTAACAAAGCTATAGAAGAAGGTGGACAGCAAATGATACTGTCACCTCCACGTCATGGTAAGACTGAGTTGTTAATTCACTTTACTATTTGGCGTATTATGAAAAACCCTAACATAAGAATTATGTGGGTAGGTGGTAATGAAGATATTGCAAAGAACTCAGTGTCTTCTGTAATAGATACATTAGAGTCAAACGAAGGACTTAAAGAAGATTTTTGTGGACCAGGTGGTACGTTTAAACCTAAAACAAGAACTGGTAAATCTTGGTCACAAAATGGTTTTACTGTATCTACAAGAACAGTACACGGTATAAAGTCACCAACGCTTATTGGTATAGGTAAAGGTGGTAAGATACTTTCCCGTGACTGTGATTTAATTATTGCAGATGACATTGAAGACCACGCTTCTACTGCACAACCACGTGCAAGACATAACACAAAAAACTGGTGGACAACAACGTTAGCATCACGTAAAGAGGAACATACAGCTATTATCGTTATTGGTTCAAGACAGCACCCTGATGATATATATAGTTCTTTATTAGATTCAGAAGCATGGGAAACTATTGTAGAAGAAGCACATGATTCAGGTTGTCAAATACCTGAGTTAGAAGAAGAAGAACACGTAGACTGTATGCTATGGACAGGATTTAGAACATACAAATGGTTAATGTCAAGACGTAGAGATGCTATGACTACAGGTGGTTTACAAAGATTTGAAATGGTTTATCAGAATAGACCAGGAGAAGGTGGAGCAACTATTTTTAATGTAGAAGCAATTACAGAATGTATGGACAATACGCAAGTAGTAGGAAAGATACCAAGAAACTCTTATCTAGTTGCAGGACTAGACCCTGCAGCATCAGGTTATCAAGCAGCATTTTTATGGGCAATATTAGATAATGGGGAAGATTCTCTATTACAGATGATAGATATACAAAATAACAAAGGTGGTGGTATAGAAGAAGCATTACAAGTTATTAAAGAATGGCACAAAATGTATAACTTATATCACTGGGTTATTGAAGAAAACAACTTTCAGAAAGCTATACGTCAAGACCCTAGGATAAAAGAATATGCAAATGTAAATGGAATTATTCTTGAAGGACATGAAACCTATAAAAATAAATGGGATAGTCACTTTGGTGTAACTTCTTTAGCTCCTATGTTTCAAGATAAACTAATTGTTTTGCCATACGGTAATACAGAATCACAGATTAAATCTGAAATGTATAGGAAGCAGTTATCTTATTTTTCTGCTTCAAGGAAAAATATATACAAATCTGATATAGTTATGGCAAGTTGGTTTCCAATTAAGGTTTTGCGTAAGTTGCAAAAAGCTCATTATTCTGATATGGGAATTGACTACACTCCTAGCTATGACGGCTTTGATGTAGTAGAATGGAATGACGCTCCATGGAGATAGATTGTTAGTAGAAGATATTTTAAATAGAACCACGCATCTTAAAGAAATGCATGATGAAGCTTTGCCTGATAGAGCAAGGTTTAGAGCAATTATGAATGGTGGGGAACAAGGACTTGCAGCATTACTTGGTCCTGCATTAAAGAACATGGATTCAGAGTTACTTCCTGCTCCAAACTTATTAGTATCTGCACTAGACAGACTAGCTCAGAAGATAGGTAGAGCGCCTGCTTTAGATGTTCATATCACAAACCCTAGAGATAGTGAAAGAAATAAAAAGAAAAAAGATAAGTTAGAACGTGTAGTTACTGCTTATGACCAATTTCAAAATTTAGATTTACAATTACCACAAGTTGCTAGATGGCTACCAGGTTATGGATTTGCTGTATGGGTTATTACTACAAAGACAGACCCACAAGGTAATGTATATCCAACAGCAGAACTAAGAGACCCTTACTCTACATTCCCTGGATATCAAGGTGCTAATCAAATGGCAGAAGAACTTGTGTCAATTAGAAAAGTACCAGGAGAATATCTAGTAGAAATGTATCCTGAACTTAAAGGTTGGTTTAATGACCAAGGTCGTAAAACAAATGAACCTTATAACTTTGTATCAGGCTTATATACAAATCCAGGACAAGATGGTTCATGGGAAAACCAAAATGAATCAGGAGAAGTTATTGTTGAATATATTAATCCTGAAGGTACATACATAGTACACGTAGCGTCAAAAACTATAGTTGACTTTGTACCTAATCCATTGAAATCAGGACCTGCATTTGTTTGTGTAAAGAGATATTCTTTTGACCAAATACAAGGACAGTTTGACCAAGTTATAGGATTAATGGCTGCTATGGCAAAGATAAACATTATGTCAATCATTGCTATGGAAGATGCTGTATTTACAGAAACAAACATAGTTGGTGAAATAGAATCAGGACAATATAGAAAAGGTAGAAACGCTATTAACTATTTGTCACCAGGTTCACAAGTTATAAAACCAGTAACCAACCTACCGTATCAGTTGTTTGACCAAGTATCAAGACTAGAAAGACACCTAAGAACAGTCGCAGGTTACCCAGTACAAGATGACTCTATATCTCCTAATAGCTTTGTAACAGGTAGAGGATTAGAAGAACTACAAGCAGGTATTGGAGCTATGGTTAATGAGTATCACAAAGTATTACAAGTTGGTATACAACAAATAGATTACAAAAGATTAGAGCTTGATGAATTAGTTTTGAATAAACGTAAACCTTTAGTAGGTACACTACGAGGTTCAGCGTTTGCTGAAAACTATACACCAAGTACAGATATTGATGGTAACTATCTTACAAGACGTAAGTATGGTGCTATGGCTACATTTGATGAAGCAGGAAAAGTTATTACAGGTTTGCAATTATTACAAGCAGGTATTATAGACAAAGAGACTATGCAGCGTGAAATGGATGGACTAGATGATTTACAAGCTATTAATGAGCGTATTACAAAAGATAAAGCAGAAGAAGTTATGTTTCAATCTTTGTTAGCTAGAGCTAGTAACAATGACGCTAAAGCACAAATGGCATTAGTTGAGATATATAATAAACCAAATTCTATAGGTCAGATACTTAAAAAGTTTTTTACAGCAGAAGAACCACAACCAAACCCTGAAGAAGCAATGATGGCAGGAATGGGTGGACCATCACCTCAAGCAGGTGGACCTCCTCCTAATCCACAAGATGTATTAAGTCTTTTACAACAAGGAGCGTAATGGCAGACAATATGAATTTTGATAGGACTAACAGTCTGTTTCATCAAATTATTATGGCTGAAGATTGGGAAGTAAACAAAGTTGATGTAGCTGAGCTATACTTAAATGACCAACTACAACAAAACAATGGTGTTGAAGAGTGGATGGACATGAATGGCTTAACAGTTATTTATGTACCAGGATTCGGTAAATTACAAATGGTATGGATAGAGGACGATAATGACACGAGGAGTTAGAAAAGGTGCATTTGCAATAGATGCACAAAGAGGAGAAGGTTCAGCAGCAAGAGAAGCTGCACTTAGAGGCGCACCGTTGCTACCTGAAGATAGAGCAGCTATTACTGAAATGCCTGTTAACATGGAAAGACCTCCTGTGCAAGCTCGACACAATATCCAAGC